ATTCAAGAAACGGAGCCCCACGGATTATGGATGAGCTGAAAGAGGAAAAATGAATCGACCGGTTGGTAAATTCGAATGGTGTGCCCGTGCCTAAGGGAACGAACGTTCCCAAATTCATCGAATCATTCGACGATGATATATGCGTTTGCCGCCACCCACGCGATCTCCATGAGAAAATGACGGACGAATGTATATGCTGTCAAACCGATAAACCGGAACCACTGGATGCTCTAGGCCGGTCTGGCGAAGGCCAGTCGATCCTAAAGCCGACAAAGAGAATACCCAGAATCCGCGATCCGCTGAACGTCGGCAACATCCTCCTCAAAGAAGCAGAACGCATTGTCAACCGTTTATTGACGCAAACCGTTATAACAGAGGACGATCGCATTGCCATGGTTCAATGGCGAAAAGAACTGGAAGATTATATTATCCAGTAGTCTTATGGATTATCGCGAAATAAAACTCGATAAAAAACGGGTCCCCTATTTATCGCCCGTTCAATGTTTTCTCTGCCATAATAAATATTTGGTCTTTTATCAGTGGGGCAAGATTAAATTCGGAAAACAAGAAAAAGATCCTACCCCGTGTCAGCAGTGTAGGCGCCTAAGCTGTTATGATATAAGCCTAAAAAGATTTCATCCAATGAAAAGAAAACGCTCGTTTCCAAATCGGTAGACCATGAAAATTAACAGACTTCTTCTGAACAGACTTCGTCAGAAATGCTTCCTCGATCTCTGCGAAAAGACTATCCCAGTCTCCAGCCGCTGGATCGAAGTCCACGAAAAGAAAAATAGGCCGCCAGATCTTCTCTTAGAGTTTATTTATAAGTGCCCCAAGTGCTTAAGACAGGAAAAGAAATACCAACGAGTCGAGAAAAATCAAATTAGAGATTCCAAACTGATAGACGACTTGAATAAAAAATATTTCGAGATAGATCATGCTTAAATGCTTTGATCACTTTAATGCTAATACGGCCCCTTGCCCCGTTTGTCAGACAAAGACAGATAGTAAAATAATCCTGATACCAATAGACGGAACCGAGATAGATGGGATCGCCGAATGTATCCAAGTTCATCTGGATTGTATTAATCTTAGATATAAGAGAGATCCTGTTCATTACTTATTTTTGATCTATCAAAAAATAACGGATAAAAATATACTGAGAAAATCAGGTTTGGAAGATTCGGAAAATATATATGACCCAGTATAGACTTACACAATTAAATTCCCGCCGCGAGAAAATAGACGCACAGGCTGCAGTCCGATCCGCCTATATCATACTCTTGATCGTCTCCCTCGCTCTCCCCCTCGCCATCATCGATGTCCATATAGGCGCTGTGATTATCGGTAGTAACCTCTCCGTCTTCATCGGCGGAATCTTGATTACAATACTCTCTCTCTATATGCACCGGTTCGCCCGCTCTCATCTCAAAATAGATAAATCACTGGCAACCTCGCGCCTTATCGATTATCATCAATTCCGATTACTGAGAAAGATAACTTAAAGTAAAACGATTTAATTTACATGAAAAATAGCAGTCCCCCAGATAAAAAAAAAGGCGGATTCATATCTAGTACTGAGAACTATAAGCACGTTGCCGAACCGTCGGGCCCTTCTCCAATTGATCCTTCTAAGCTAAGCATGGATTCCAAACGCGGTGATCTTAAACCGATATGGCTAGAAGCATTCCGTAAAATGAGAACGATATACGGGGCCTGTCTTTCAACAAACTTGGATAGAAAAACAGTATACGACTGGATAAGTAAAGATCGAGAGTTTAAGAATCAGCTTAAGATGCTCCAGAGAGAAACAAGGGAGGTCTTAATTCAGACCGGATATGCTCGCGCTCTTAATCGGGAAGATCCCGGCTCAATTCCCCTCTTGATCTTTCTCTTGAAGAGTATGGCCGGTCTTAGCGAATCCAGTAAGATTCATGTCGACATTAGAGTTGCATACGAAGTAGTCAATCAAGTTATTCAAGTAATAAATAAAATACCAGGATCTTGTCCCCATTGTCATAGTACTCTTGATATCAAAAAAGAAATCGCTGAAAATTTAACGTCGCTATCAAAAAAGTTTGATCGCCAAGAAATGGTCTTTCTAAATGAATCCGAAGACCATAATTCATGAATCCAATATCGGATCTTCTTTCTCAAATATCAATCCAAATAAACGGCCCCCCCCTGTGGGACATTCATCACCCACCGCCCGAGCTTAACGAATACCGCCAAGATCCAAAACTCTTCTTAAGTAGCGTTCTGGATGCCAAGCATTGGTGGTCGGGTCAGGAAGAAATCTGTAAATCAGTAATAAAGCATGACCGTCTCGCTATCGCATCCGGCCACGCCCTGGGCAAGGATTGGCTATCAGCTCGTTTGATCCTCTGGTTTCTCTACTGTTTCGAACCATCTATCGTCATTGCTACGTCCGCTAGCGACCGCCAAGTCTCGGCCATTATCTGGGGTGAACTATCAGAGGCGTTTAGTCACGCGCGATATAAGCTTCCCGGCCATTTCATCACCAAGAAACTGGTCATTGACGAAACCCGCAAATGGTATGCCATGGGGTTTGCGACGAAAGAAATACGGAACCAACCGGGGAAGATGCAGGGCTATCACCAAAAAAATACCATGATTCTCTTTTCCGAAGCTCAGGCTATCGAACGCCCTATATGGGAACAGTCCGAATCTCTTATGACCGGATCTTTTGTTAAATGGGTGGCTATTGGAAACCCGATCATAAACTATGGCCCCTTTTATGAAGCGTGCCAGTCAACATCTGAATGGCACAGTATACGCCTCGACTGCGAGAAGACACCAAATGTCATAACCGGGCGGGATATCATTCCCGGTATGGTCACAAAACGCTGGGTCGATGACATGGCCAAGAAATATGGGAAAAATCATCCCACGTATAAGGCCAAGGTAAACGGGATAGCTCCGGCTCGATCTGTCGACGCCTTTATCGAAACGGATTGGCTTGAGTATGCCAACGGGGCGGGTATGTCCAATGCTAGGATGAACGGGGTTAAAGTAGCAGGCGTGGATATAGCTTCAATCGGCGGGGATAAGACAGTGATCACAAAAAGAGATGGGATGCGGGTAATCAGTGTTGAGAAGTACAGCGGGCGCAACACGATGGAAACGGTGGGAAAGATCGTCGGCCTTTTCAAAGAGGGATACTATCGCGTATATCTTGACGTGACGGGTATCGGGACAGGGGTTTATGATCGGCTGGTCGAGCTTGGTTTTCATGATAAAGCCATCCCGGTTAACTTCGGCGGTAAACCGATTGACGATCAAGATCCGCGAAGCGGAATCAAAAATACGGAAAAGTTTGCTGACTATTCAACTCAGATGTATGATAATCTTGCGGAGCTCATGCAACGCATGGAGATCGGTTTCCCGTTTGATGAAGAACTCAATTCGCAACTTCTGAATCGCCGTATGAAAATATTATCCAACGGGAAAAAGAAGATCGAACCGAAAGACGATTACAAATCTCGCGGGTTCGATTCTCCCGATGAAGCGGATGCGCTCGCTCTTTGTTTCTGTAATGCTCAGCCTCGGAATTATTCTCCGCCTGCGCAATATTTTTATGACGAGGACGAAGAGCTAAGTAAGATTTTCTCGTAAGGGGATTATCATGGACAATGGACATAAGCCAAGGGACATCCGTCCCTCCGTAGATCTAAAAGATTTTGACACCGACACAGAAGACAAACCCACCCAGCCATACAATTTCCAGCTCATCGAAAACGATTACATTCGCAAACTAGAAGAAGACGATGTCCGTCAATTCGCTCTCCCCGGAATAATACCGGGCGCCAAGAGCCAGGAAATCCAGGACGACCCGGACGGAACATGGCGCAATATCACCACAGGATTGCCGGAGGGCGTCATCCCGACCGTCGATGATTTGCGGAAATGGAAAGACGCGAGTTACCAACGATACGAGATCGATCCAAATTATCGCGGGCTGATCGACGGGTTTCTTTTCTTCACCATCGGGCAGGGAATGAAAATATCTCCGCTCGATGAATCACAGGAAGTCCGGGATTATGTCAGCGAGTGGATAAAAATAAACGAGTTCGACGGACGTGATCGGGATCTCGTCGAGAAATTTCTGAAAGCCGGGGAATGCTATGTCCGATTTTTCACCACGGATGCCGATGGCCGCGCAGCGAAATATCCGGCGATGCGTCTTTACAGCTACTGGGAAATAAATAAGATTGTCCGTGATCCGAAGAACAGGGAAAATATTCTTGAATTTCACCGGCCCTATCGAAACAGTAAAGGCGATGCGGATATCGAAATAATCCCAGGCGGCGAAATGATCCATATAAAATTCGGATGCAAAGACGACGAACGCGGAAAACCTCCGTTTGCCTCGATCATGAAGTTCTGCGAATATTATTCCGATTGGTTATTTAACCGTATCGTGCTCAACCGAACGAAGACGGCATTCTATCTTGAGATGATTGTTAAAGGTTCCCCGGCGGACGTGACGACGGCGGATAACGCGACGCCCGATAGCACGCGGGTAGGACGCGGCGGTAAGAAAATAAAACGGATGCCGAAACCGGGAACGGTATTGGTTCACAATGACGCCGTAGAGTACAAATGGCTCTCGCCGGATGTAAAAGCCGATGATGCGAAAGAAGATGGACGCGCCATTCGCATGGCAATTCTGGCCGGAGCCCAGGCACCGGAATTTCTATTGGGCGATGCCAGCCAATCGAACTATTCGTGCCATGATGAAAAAACGGAACTTTTAACAAAAAGAGGATGGGTCAAATATTCGGATATTTCTTCTAACGATAAAGTTGCAACAATGAATCTAGAAACAAATCATTTGGAATTTCAAAAGCCAAATAAAATTATAATTAATCGATACGACGGAGAAATGATAAAGATAAAATCACGAAGCAATGATTTACTTGTGACACCAAACCATCGGATCATTGGTACAAGAGAAATATTAACAAGAACAGGAGGACGTCAAGCCCCATTGTTGAGAACAGGCCAAGTAAGAGATTGGGAATTTTTTGAAGCAGAAGAACTTTT